CCTTGTGAAATAGTTGCCTTGTAAAAATTAATTGTAATATTGTGCCTTATATGAATTATAATGCGAAGGAACATTATTTACATAATATGTATTTCTGTTAGGAGGGTTTCTATAAACAACAGTAGCACTTCTAGTAGTGCTAGTAGTTTGAGGCGTTGTATAGACAACAGAAACATTTCTTACAATTAAAAAAATAATCAATAATCCTACACCTATCATAATCAATACCTTTTTTTGCATTATACATTATAATATGAAAATATTTTATTGACCACCATAAAAAAACCATCTTAAAGATAAATAATTTGTTGTATTTGTAGCATTAATTGCATTGCTTCCAGTGAGTTTTGTATTTGGACCTTTATTTACTAATCTTTGTATTTCGTTTGTTCCTAAAGCATGGTTAAAATACCATAAATTAGAAATATATCCAGAAAATCCACCATTCGCAGCAACATAAACATCACCATAATTTTGTTTAGGAACACCTAATAACTTAGTACTTTTAGTAATGGTTCCGTTAATATATACATCTAATGTAGAATTTTTACAACGAATAATCACATTTATCCATTTATTCAAGGGAATATTTGATATTCTTGTTTCTTGATTCATTACATCAAATGTATTCATAAATACTGTTAATTCATTTGTGTTTGGAGATATGTATAATCCTGGAGCATTATTTGGCATACTTAATCCTAATTGTTGACTACTTGAATCATTATTATACTCTTCATTACCTTTATGGAAAATGTGACGATATTGACCAGATTTATAATTCAAATCATCAATAAAAATCCATACAGACCAAGTGAATTCAATTCCTTCTGGAGTATTTACAGAGCGCATTACAGTTTTTGCACCCTCAATATTTGGGTCCTGTGGAATATCAATTCTTTGTTTACCATCAACCATTCCATTAAATAATTTCACATCCCCTCCTGGAGTTCCCAACCATATTAAAAATGTAATTGAAAACTGCAATACTATTAAAAATACAAATATTGCTAAAAGTAAAAATGAAATTTTAGCAACTAGACTATTTGAATTCATAAAATCATTGAATGCCGATGAACTATTGCTAGCACCAGAAGCAAAACCAGAGACACCTCTTGAAGAACCTGAAGAGCCAAATAATCCAGCTCCTGAAGAACCAGAACCACCTCCGGAACCTGAAGAGCCAAATAATCCACCTCCTGAAGAACCAGAACCACTTCCGGAACCAAATAAATCACCTCCTGAATTACTAAACATTCCATTATTTTGTTGACCAAACATATATATATATTATAGAAAAAGGTTATTAAATTGTAAAACTATTACTTTCTGTTCCATTTTCCATAAAAGAAACCTTAATTTGATATTTTCCAAAAATACTAGATAACCAACTTTGTCCATATCCTTTTTGATAAATATCCCATGCCTCTTGAGGATTCAATGCATTTGGATAATATTGGAATTTTGCAGTCCATCCAGAAAATCCACCATAAGGTGTAACATAAACATTCTGGTCTGGATAAATCTGTGCAATTCCAGGCATAACACACGTCTTTACTAATTTTCCATCCATATAAACATCTAATGTTTGTCCATAAATACTTATTAATAAATTCACCCATTTTTGAATGGGAACATTAGATATCATACATCTATGAATACACATACCATTATCCAATGAAGTACTTTCCATGGATTCGCTCTCTGATGGAGTACAACCACTTAATGTCAAACTGATTATTAAATTGTTCTCAATTGCACCTAAAGCAACTAACGGACAAGGATTTTCTGCTGTTCCATTTTGATTTTGTTGTTGACCTACTCTTCCAAATAAAACCTTGGGTTTACCATATTTATATGTCCAATCATCAATATTAAACCATATAGAATATGCAAAATTACTTTGATTTGGGTTTTCTCCATCTGTCGCTAAACTAGATGCCTCAATTGTTTGTGCTGTTGTACCACTAGTTACTCCAGTAAGTGTATTTACATCATTTGCAATGTATTTTACTGCAATATATAACAATAAGATAATAACAATAATAATAATAATATTGCGAGTTTCCATAATATAATATATAATAATAGATTTTTTTCTATTATTATTTGTTCTAAACCTTTTTATATTTCATGTTTCTTGTTTCATGTTTCTTGTTTCACTTATTACCCTGAATTGAAAGTATCCTTATTCCCAAGAAAATACCATCTTAAAGATAAATAATCAGCATCTTTCATTGAATTCTTTGCCATATCCGAATTATCTGTATCATCATTAGCTGGATATTCATCCTCTTCTTCAGGTGGTAAATCTGTCATAATAGTTGACTCGCCTAATATATTTCCTATTCCTATATTTGGGTCTAGATCTATATCAACAACCTTGTCTGTTGAAATTAATGCCGGCGGATTATAATCCTTTACTGAATTATATAAATAATGTATTTGATAACTATTTAAAGCTTTGTTGAAATAATTTACGTTACATATTTGTCCATATAACCCATTGTCTTGTCCAACAATTAAATTATTATAATTACTATCCTCTATTGATGTAGTTGTTTCTGTTTGCGGTTCATTATTATAGTATGGTATTATTCCAATAGTTGATTTCATTAATTCACCATTATAAAATATATCTAATACACCACCACTATAATTAATTATTATATTGTTCCATTTTTGTAATTTCACATCCTTCAATTCATATACAATCAAATTTCCATTATTATCTAATTTTCTTTGCAATAAATCGTCATCTGTTTTACTTCCATCACCAACTTTCATTGTTACTCTTAATGTATTGGATGATGCATTGTATATTACTCGTGGTTTATTTCCATAATCTAAAATATTTGCATAACCATCATATGTTTTATTTGTACTTGGAGATAAACTATCTATATAAACCCAAAAAGATAGACCATATTGATAACTATGATTATCTACACTTTTATTTAATTGTTCATAGGATGCAAGATTTGTTGCTTTATTAATGGTAATTGGTTGATTTATCAATAATTGACCACCTTGTTGAGTAAATCTTCTTAAAATAAACGGCAATACAAAATATCCTAATAATAATAATATACTTATTAATAAAATCACATAATAAGATTTGGGTATCGGTTCACTTGATGATTTGAAATTTTTTCTTATATCATATGGAACCGCATCATACATAGAAACAAGAATACAAGGAATATAAAATATTGCATTGAAAATTAATTGAAACAGCGGACTATCCTTGTATGCTGCAGTTTGTATAACTAAGTTGTATACTAACATACTAATTATAATTAATGCAATTGAATATATGATTATATTACCAATGCTTGTTGATATCACTACATTTTGATAAAACATAAATATCCAATAAAGCATTGTTGCTGTTGCCGTTATTCCAAGAAGGATTAATAAGATTGTTTGTGAAATTTTACTAAATTTTTCTAAAATACTTTGGACATGTTTTATATAATTTATATCAGTTGTTGAATATAGAAATAAACTCTTTATAAATGCAATTATTAATAATGTAAATAATATTATTGAAAAACATAAAATACTTGCATTTGGTAACGACTTTTCATTTATAAATTTTTTATTTATTGGGTCAGGTAAATTTTCTTTATTATTTGGTGTATATGGTACATATTCATCCTTTTTATTTAAAAAATTGTCATTAAATATTTCAGGTGAAAGTAAGGAAAATGCTATTATTAAAAGTATTAATGAAAGCCAAGAGAAAATATTCATACCTGCTTTTGAATTATTATTTTGGGAATTGTTGGGGTCTTTTGTTCTAAATATTGCATTTAAATATGAAAAACCAATAATATAAAGAGCAATGACAATGATAATTCCAAACCAAGAAAATTTAGTTATATATCCTCTTGGATTTGTTACATACAATATTAAAATAAATATTGTTAATGCTAATAAAATTAATGAATAATTTGTTCTTTCTAAATTCATCAAATCTGGTAAAAGATTTGCATCTTCATTTTTATGAAAAGTAAAGCCTTTATAAAATAATACTATACCATAAAATATAATAAGAGGTAAAATAATATATGCATATTTCTCTTTATAATGATTTGGTAATATGGCAAATATAAATATCAACCCTATATTATAAAATATTGCATCTTTTGCAGGAGTGCTTATCATTTTTTTTAAAAAATTATTGTTTACAAAATATAGAATAGTAAAAACAATTCCAAAAATTATAGTTATTATAAATGGAGCCTTACTTGTTTTATAAATTAACATTATTCCAACTAAAATAAATACTATTATTGATAATAACATTGTTAAACCATATAATTTAAACTCCTCTTCATTTGTAACCTTCATATTTGATGTTGAATTTGTTGATGTTGTTGAATATTTTTTCATAAATCCTTTTGCAGCATCTCTTTGGTTATTTAAAAATTTCTGAATATTATAACTCAATCCTGAAGGTGTTTCATAATTTAATTCATTAATTGGATTTGTATTACTCATAATATAATATTATATAATAGTATTATACAATATTACTCTATTTTTGTATTATTTCTTTTTTTGTATTTTTTGCCTTTTACATATTTTCAAAAGCTGTTTTCTCTCCATGACATTCTCTACATAATGCTACTAAATTAATTACCTCATTTGTACCTCCATGTTCTAATCTCTTTTTGTGGTCCACCTCAAACCACGCTGTTAATTGTTTATCACAATGACCACATTTCCAATTTTGCATAGATGCAACATATTTCTTTTTGGTTTCACTCACTGAACGCTTAGTTGCCTTTGTACCTGAAGAGAGAAGGCGTTTTTCCGAACTATTATTTATTCCATTTAAACCTTCCATAAAACTAGGTTCTCCTTCATTACCACCTCCTGGCCCTCCACCTCCACCTCTTGTAAAATCAATAATTGGACTCAACATATCTAATGATGATTTATCTATTGGCATATATTTAACAACATTATTTGCATGTAAAAGCATTGTTTTACACTTTGATGGGTTTCTTTTTATTAATAAGTAGAGAGAAAGCCCTACAATTGCAAAAAAGGCCATTTGAATATATTTTTTATATTGAACATACATCTTTGTATATTTCCCACCATGATAAGCATTATATATTAAAAATCCTGTAACACCAATAATAAATAATTCAAGTTTCATTATATATATCTTCTTAAAAAAAACTTATATAAATCATATTATTCTTTCTTATTCTTTCTTATTCTTTCTTATTCTTTCTTGATTTTTTATTTGATGTTTTATACATTGACTCAATCCAAGAAATATATTTTTTCTTTGTTTTATTGTTTCTATTGTCCTTATTACCCTTCGCTGTAATAGCCTTCGCCGTAATACCCTTCGCCTTACTATCTTTCTCTCTTAAACCTGTTTTTAAAGTCCTATTTTGAGAGAAAGAATCCATTTTCCCTAGAAATTTCTCCCTTTTACTAGAAGTTAAAACTCCGCGTTTAAAAATAATATTCAACTCCTTAAATTTGCCTATTAATTTATTTGTGTTAATTATTTTATCCGGAAAATCATATAAAAAAAGTATAATCTCCCTTATTTTATCAATTATATCTAATTCCAATTTGCCTATTTTTTTTGACTTTTTTATTATTTGTACTATTGAAATATATGTCATTGTAAAACCCCATATATCTATATTTTTCACAAATATATTCAAATAAGCTATCTTATCAAACCCACCATTTCTTGTAAATTTCATTAATATTTTTGTTATATATTCAACAATAAAATGCAACGTGTAACCATATTCTATTATGTTTTCTTTAAATTCATTATTTATATCTTTTATATTGTCTTCAAATAAATATTTCATTATTGTATTTATGGTTTTTAAATGTCCTGGTCCTCGTTCTTTTACCCATAAGAAAATAAAATCCATTACAAAATTACGCACATCTAAATAAGATGGTGTTTTTTTTCCAATTAAAAAATTTCTATATAAATTGTAAAATCTATCATTAAATAAAATATTTGAAAATGGTAAATTAAATTGTAATGAACGCCTTTTTAGAACTTTTGGAACATATGCACCACCATCATATATACAAGATATTCCCCAATCAATTAATCTCAAATTCATATGATTATCTCTCAAAATATTTGACGCTTTCAAATCACA